AGCATCTTGTTGACCATCTCAGCGTGGTGCTTGCCCATCTCTTCCTTCATGACTGAGCGAATGTCTCCCAATCCGTCATCTTTGTCAGCTAGGAAGATAGCAGTCTCGGACATGTCGAACGTGTGTGCGACAGTCTTCGGCTTTGCTGCTACGTGCTGGAAGATAGGCCTTACAGTCTCAGGCAGTGTTGCGTTCTCAGCAACTCCACCGTGTAGGACACCATCGTTGTTTGGCCTTGCTGTGATAACTCTCCAGCCGGACCTGTCCCATGGTCTCTTTGGTAGTATTGAGAAGGCGTTGAACTCTTGGTTGAGTTGCGACCAGACCTTGCGACCATAAATCGCTTGGTATGTTCCACCTGTGGTTGACAGCATTGGGCTGTCAGCCTTGAGTAGCTCGCTACCGGAGTAGGAGTAACCCATTGCGTTCCCGGCGCCATAGTAATAGCGCTCCATGTCTGTTATTGTTCGTACATAATTTCTTGCCATATTTTTCACTCTCCTTTAATCCTCAAATCTCCAGTACTCACTCGAACGTCTTTGACGCCAAGTGGTGTACTTCCTCCCATGACATTTGTGCTAGGTCTTCAGTCGAAGGGACGACCACTGATGGTCCGCTCTCTGACTTGCGAATTTGTGCGCCTTCTTCGGCGGGAGATGCTATTTCATCGATTCTTGCTCCAAGAGCCTCAATGGACTTCTGGATGTCGGCTAGTGGGCTGCGAGCATCGAAAGCTGCTGCCTCTGCCTTTGCGATTTCGTTTCTCCTCTCTGCGTTGAACCTCTCAGCGAAGTGCTTCTCTAAGTCAGACTTGAACTCCTGCTCCATTGCTGCGGCCTTGTAGACCTCGTAAGCGGACTCAACTTCTGCATCAGAGACAGTAGCTGCGGAGATGAAGTCGGATTTCTCGACTTTTCCACCTGCACCGGTTGTAGCGGCGATTGCGTTAGTGGAAGGTGACCCTCCCTCTTGCACTCTGCCCTTTACCTGTCCTGTGTGCTGTGTGTACCCAGCGTCCCACTCCTCAGGTGTGGAACCTAGGTTGGCTTTCTCAAGGTCGTCAAAGTGAGCTCTTGCGGCTATTGTGTCTACTCCACCGCTCTTCAAGGTGTCTTCCATCCAGTTTAGGTAGCTTGAGGTGATTACGTCTGAGTACTCCTCAGACTTCTCGACATCCTCGGCTTCCCCGGATTTCTTGGCATCGTCTCCCTTGCCGTACATCATCTTCTCTTCTTTGTCGTCCTTCTTCTCAGCCTTGTCCTTTTTCTTGTCCATGTGCTCTTTGAGGCCCGCTGGCATGCCTTTCTCCATGTCATCGAGTCTTCCCTCAAGGCGCGATAGAACATCGCCAAGTTGCTTCATCATTTCGTTGTCGTTTTCTGTTTCTGTCATTTCTGTCACTTCCGTGTCTTCTTTTAGTATGCTGAATGTTGCTTCGGGGTTTATGCCTTTTTCGCAAATCGTTATTTCGTGGAGCTCCAGTTTGCTAATCTCTTGGTAGTCGCCTCTCTTCTGGTCTGATTTTCTGACCCTCTTGAAAGCCTGCCCACCGATACTGAATCCCCTGAGAACGCCCTTTCTGATTTCTGCTGAAACCTCTTTTGCCTTCTCGATGTCGTTTCTGAGTTGTACTACTACAAACATCCCGACATCATCGACTTCGCTTTTCCACAACCTCCCTTCGCTATCAGTGTAATTCGGTATTACGTCTCCTACTTGTATATTTGAGTGCGCAAGTTGAACGTTTCTATACGACGGATTCTGCATAAATTTGCTGAATGCGTCCTTCAATGCCTCCTTCGTTATTACGTCACCCTGCTTGTCAACTACTTCTACGCTCGCATATCCAGCCACAATGAGGTCGTTTCCGCCTTTGAGGACGACCAGAGGGTCGTCGTCGTGGTTGAAGAGCTGTCGACTTCCGAGCACACTATCAGCCACAACGTATTGCTTTACTACTTCAATGCTTTGGGAATGAAAACGCACATCTCTAAGAGTCATTTTCGATAGACTGCTCTGATGTTTGTCTTCTTTTCTTATCCCTTCCCGGATAGTCATCGGGTTTCTCGGGGTCAGTCCCCGGACGTTTCTTCATATCATAGTCAGGCATGCTCTGCTCGCCAATCAACGTAGTTGGGCCTCTAGGGCTCTCAGTCCCATCGCCTACATCTATTCCCAATCCCCTACCACCGCTCATGGGGTAGTGGCCTGCAAATCCCTTGTCTAGCTTGTCTAGCACCTTCTCAATCATTATGAGGGCCTTCATCGTGTCCTTGGGCTTGAGCAGTATGTTCTGGTCCTTCTTGGGTTTGAGGATTCCTACGCTCTGATGCTCTATCCTGCGGGCACGCTCGTCAGTCATGCCCTCGTCTGCCTCCTCCTCATCCCAGTCTGCACCATCGGGCGTCTCGAGCTCCTCCTTCTTGAGGTAGGCGAATCCCCTCTGCCAGAAGGGCTCTAGGCTCTTGGCCAGCCTAACTGAGTAGTCTGACGAGGTGACTCCTCCTATCGCCGCTATGGGGTTGGTTGGCCCCTCTTCGGTAATTTCGTACTTGACTATGTCCTCTGGCAGTCTCAGTATGAAGTGCTTGTCCTCTATCTCCATCGTGAATGGTATGTGGTAGAGTATGTCCTCCTTGGCTAGCATGACCCACTTGGGGTGCTTCTCCTCCCCCTTCATGTAAGTGGACTTGGCGTCCCTTATCAGTAGCATGTCGTTCTCCTTGCCTAGTGACTCCACTGCCTGTTTCAGCCCGACCTCGTCGGTGACCCTGATATCTGATGGGCTCGGTACGTGCACTGGGTGGTAGCTGTCGAACTGCCCTCTGAGTATCTTGACCCTCTCACGGGTGGTTAGGTCGGTCACATCGTCCTTGTCGTACATCATTATGTCATTGATGAACAGCTCGCCATCGACCATAGTGGCATCCACCACGAAGTTCTTCTTGCACGACGAGCGTAGCGCCGACCTCAAATCGTCACTGGTGGACTGGTTCTCGCCCTTCTCGTTCTCTATGTAGATGTGATTGCCCTTCTTGCTGACCTTGCACCTCGTTCCCTCCCTGTGGACTGAGACTACCCACTCGCCAGTGAAGCCCCTGAGCTGTGACATGTCATCGAGCTCGAATATCCTGTGCATGGGCTCTATGAGGGGAATCTCCTTGGGTAGGTCGGCCTTATTCATTATGTTGTGGTCCTTCTGGTGAGGGAACTCACCAGTGCTATCGGGTGTGCCCATTGCGGACCCGCTCTGCACTGGCATGGAGTTCTGCATCATTGACTGGATGTGCTCGGTACTGTGGGTGTCGCTTAGGACCGCTTGTAGCGTAGACACGGGTACTGTGTTGTAGTCGACTGGTTGGGGGTTCATCCCAAGCACCATCTCAGAGCCGTCGTGCTCGAAGCCGAACTCGGCTGTCATCTCATGGCCCGTGTCTAGGGCGCCGTCGTTGATGACGTCTAGAGGCACTATGCCGCTTTGGCTGTTGATTGAGCGTATTGGGCTATCGTCGTACCCGCCTATCAGGCTTGCGGAAGATGTCGGCATCTCGGAGGTAATCTCCTCGGGAGCTATAGCTGGGTTGAAGGACATGATGTGGCTAGCTATGTCCTTGATGGGAAGGTGCCTCTTTCGGGTTTGCGAGCCCTTACCGGGAGGGTTCGGGTGAAGCAAGGGGCTTCCGTCTCTGGATACGATGCCCTTGCCATCCCCCTTCGTCTTGGCTTGCGGCGGTCGGTGAAGCTGTAGGCCATACGCATCCAGTTTAGCGGGTGTGCCCATCGCATTTCTACCAAACCAAGACATCGCGCTGTGTATGGGTATCCTCTGTACGAGGGTTTTGAGTTTGTTTTTCCTTTCTGGGTTGTTACTCCCCGTCGGCCAGTCCCTCTTGTCGTTGGCCAGAGCTATGTCCAAGGCGTCATGGACGCTGTCATGTCCCCTGACGTGAGTGAACATGTCCTTGTCCTCATCGTTCCAGTCATGGCCTATCCCAGCTAGCTTGCCGAACGACATGGCAATGACGTTTCCCCTGACGTCTGGGCTGTTCAACCAGTTGGATACGTATTCCTTGTGGGCCTCGTCGTTGGGTAGGCCCAATATCTCCAAGGCCTCGTCCACACCAGTGTCAGGGCCTATCGTGTGGTTGTCCATTATACTGGGTTGTTGCAGGTAGTTGGATATGAGGGCATGCATGTCTGAGGTGGTTTCCTGCTCCACACCCCTCCTGATGTCATGCCCGTAGGAGGTGAGGGAGTGGCCATCGTCTAGGTGCAATGAGCGCATCGCCGCTGATATCAGGGCATACGAGTTAGCTAGCCCTTTGGGGTTTTCCGGGTGGAATGCCAGTGGTATCTTTTCTAGCACTTTCGGTATCATTTGCTTGGCTCTCTGAATTACAGCTCTGTTATCGGATGATATCAGCTTCTGTAGGTTCTCCCTCGCACCGTGGCCCGAATATCCGCTGACAGCTCTATCTTCCTGCTCCCTCTGTATCTCCATCAGGGATTTTATGTCCTCGATTATCTCCTCCTTGCCCTCGAAGGACAACCTCGGGTCATTGAGCTCGTCATAGAGGTTCTCTATCCTGTTCTCCAACGACATTCCCATCAGTGGCATCTTAGTTTCAGGTGTGGAGGGCACGGTCGGTACCTCGCTCATGATATCACCCACGTTCATCCCTGATGGTAGCAGGTCCTCGGGGCTCTGGAGGAACTGCTTGAAGGTGTACGGTCTGGCTAATGCCTCCTCGGGCCTCTGCATCCTACCATTGAGAGCTATCATCATGTACGCCAGTGATGCGTTCCTCCTTACAGCCGCATCACCCCTGACTCTCCCCCTACCAGCGGAGGTCTGCGTGTACTGGTTGTCATGTGTGAGCTCACCCAAGCCATCATGAGCGAAATCGGTCGTCCTCTTGGGGTGTCTCTCCCTGTCTATCTGGAGAGAGGGGGGCATGCCGTCCCTGATTTGTCTGAAGACAGTGGGGCTTCTGGTGTACGAGTGCATGTCGTCGGCATTCTTGACGTTCCTGCCTCTAGTCTTGGTTCCGCGAGACATGGTGTCCGTCTTGGCCATTATACCGTGGACGGTGCTATGGTGCCTGACACCGGCTTCGAGGAAGTGAGGGAGTAGCTGTGACGTAGCGCCGATTGCCAATGGGTTGGGGTCTATCGCCCCATCGTTCCGCTTGGTGCCGATTATCGAGCTCTCCCCTCCGTCTAAGTAGGAGTGAATGACATTCTCCCGACCGGTTTGTAAGCCGCTCTCCTCATCGATTATGTCCTTAGTGAATCCCCTGTCTATGAACTTCGGGCTCAATGAGAGGTGGTCGTGCAGTATCTCAGCCAGTGTCATCTTCTGCTTGCCCAGCCCCCCTCTGTGGGTGAACGGCTGAGCGAATGGGAAAGCCAGTCCCCTGAGCTTGCCATCGACCTCCAAGTACTGGTCATGCTGTTCCTCAGGAAGGTCGTCCTTGTGAGGTGCGTTGATGTGCGTCCTGTGAGCGGTCTTGGCGTTTCTGAGGGGCTTGGCCAATTTAGCCAGCCCCAGTCTGGCATCCACCTCCTGCATGACCTGTGTCATTACGCTCTTGGATAGCAACGACTTTCTCTCCTTCGTGCCGAACATGGGGTGAAGCCCCTTCTCCTCCATCAGGTCATTGTAGCCCACTAGGTCCATGAGACCGCTCCTAGAGAGTCCCACGTCGCTCCTCCTGTCTATCCTGCCAGCTAGGGCTTCCTTCAAGCTAGCACCACCCTCCATCTTCTTTGTGATTTGCTCGATGTCCTCCCTGTCGAAGGAGAACAGGTTCCTATTGTCCCTCTTTCTCTCGGGGTCCTCATCCTCATCGCCATGGTGCAACACATCGTCACCCTCGTAGATAGCGTCGATGTTGTCCATGAGAGCCTCGTAGGCAGTCTTGTCGAATAATTGGGTCACCTCCTCCTTAGTGCCCTGTCCGGGTTTTCTGACTTCCTTGTACTCATATGGCTCACCTACGTGCAGCTCACCATCCTCGGTTAGATACACCTTCCTCAGTGAGTCAGCTACCATGCCCTCGTCGCCAGTTATCTCAGTGTCCTCGATGTCCTCGACGTTGGCATTGGCGTTGGCACCGGGGAACATGCTCCTCCTAGAGAAGAAGTCATCTTCAGCACCGTTCCTGTGAGCTAGGTTCTTCTTGAGTCTGGACATGGATATTCTATGGCCATCCGGGAGCACGACGATTTGGTGATTGGGGTCATCGAAGAGATGCTCAGCCACATGCTCCATCACCATCGTTCTCTCCTTCGGGGATAGGAACTCGAGTCCGAGGTTGTAAGTGGACCAGCCCATCCCATGCGCGTGTGCACGACCCCTTGTAGTCAGCTTCTCCTTTGCCTCTTGAAACGACTGTTCTGGGTTCCTATACAGCTCTGCCTGTATCTCCGCTTCGGTCGGCTCTACCCTGTCGCTGTCCTCGAATACGTCGTGGCTGTCCAGCTTCCTCATTCTGGCATCGAAGTGCGCCTTCTCCAAGTCGACGCCTTGCGCCTCCAATTGCTTCATCTCCCTCAAGTGCTCAGCCCTCTCATCCACGTCGTCTATGTCCTGCCCACTCCTCCACCTGTTGAAGTCCCTCAGCCTGAGAGAGTGCTGGTGGGTGACATCGCTCTCGTGATTCTCACCACCCCCTAGGAATGAGAATGCGTGGTTGCTTCTGGCTTGCCCCTTCTCCTCCTTCCTGTTGTTTGCCCCCTTGTAGAATCCATGGTCCTCACCCTCGAAGAAAGCACTCCAGAACTTCTTGTGATTATCCTCGGCACGAGCCGATTGCTCTGCTAGCGACTCCCCTCCCTCCTTGTCGAAGTAGAAGTTCCTGAGCACGTTCTCCCACTCTGGCATTCCAGTGTCCGCCCTCCTCCTCCTGATTGGGTGCGACTTCTCGCTGAATGGGTCTACGTTGGCATACCTCTCCGCTGCCTTCCTCTCTAGCACGTTAGGCGTTTTCTTGTTTATCATCAGCTTGTGAGGCATTATCTCTGGCCATAGACCGTGGTTCATCGATAGTGGTATCTCGTTGTTCGCAAGATGGTCCAGAGCCGTTTCGCCATCGCCCTGCTCCTTGAAAAAGCCATATCCGTGCTTTTCGTTATCGGACTTGTTCCAGTGCCTCTTTACCCTGCCTCTGAAGGCATGGTCAGCCGCGTAGCCCATCATCAAAGCAGGCCTGTAGTTAGCTCTGCTACGGGGCTCTCTTTTCTGCTGCTTCATGAAGTAGTCACTGTAGGACAGGGCTACCATGTCCTTGTCGTTCAAGTCGTACTCTATGCCGTGATTGTGGAGGTTGATGGTTGACAGGATGAAGTCCCCGACTTCCTGTGAGGGGTCCGTATCGTCGAAGATTGCCTTGATGAGCTCGGTGCGATGTCTCAGATAGACGTCCACTGCATCCTCTTGCATCTCATCACCGCTCATCCCCTACATTGCCCGAGCATAATCCGGGCAGTTAGTCAAGGGCATGTTAGGGTGCTTGTTGCATGACCCATGAATACTTGCACCGCATGTGGCACAGGGAGACATGTTAGTTACAGCTTTCAAGACTGCTACTCTGCTCAACTCTAGCCCTCCACGAGTCTGTTTATGTTGTCGTGGGGATTCCTGAGGGATGATTCGGCTTGCATGTCAAGAGAGCTGGATGATGCGCCTTTGTTAGCAACGTCATCCGCATCCAATAGGGATTGGTTGGTCTGGTATTGGGCGTTGAACGTCTTACCACCTGATTCAGACATGAACTGAACTCCACCGGGACGTGTGTCAAACATGGTCTCCTTGTGGTGCTCGCCTTTCTTCATATCGGCTTTCATTCCTCCGCAACCCATCTTCATAGTGCCGTCCTTCATCATGCACCCGCCCTTAGTCATCTTGCCACCGCAGGATGGGCATGTGCCACTTCCTTTCTCGACTTTATCGTGAACCTTGTCACATTGTGCCTTCTGCTTCGTTGAACACTCTGAGTATTTCTTGCCGAAGTTCTTCATGCAGTATTTGTCTTTCTCAGCCATGCTACCCTTGATTTTCTCATCCTTGGAGCCCTCTCCATCAGCAGCGAAGTGAGGTACTCTCTTACCATCGTGCTCTACCATCTGTAGTTTCTCTGCTTTCTGTAGCAGGTTCTGGGCTTTGGCTAGCATGTCATACACATCATTGGATGCCGTTGTGTATCTTGGTTTCATTTAGTACATCTCCTTTACTTCTCTATGCTGAGATGCCATATCATGAATCTCGTCCCAAGTCATCTCGTGAATCTGCTCGTTGCTGAAGCTGTCTAAATTCTCATTGTTGTTATCAGCCTTCATTATACCAGTTCCCATATCAGCTCTGAAGGCATCTCCCTCCACATCTTCCGAGTATGGGGTGCTGTAGGGTACGAAGCCAGCTTTTCTGAGCATGGCATTTGGGTTCTGTATCATACCCCTGAGAGCTTGGTTCTCCGCTTTGAGGAGTTTTACGTCGTTGTCCATGGACTCCATCTTGGATATCAGGGTGTTCATCAGTTTCTCTGCACCCGAGTCTTCCATGCTATCGCCTCAGACTTTCCTACCGAATGTGCTTCTAGCCTTCCTCATTCCCTGATTGCTTCTAGCTGGTATGATTGTTCCGGGCAGTTGCCTGTCTCTCATGCTAGGGTCGAAGTTGGAGCCGGACTCGTTGTACTTCAGAACTGGGCTTTGGTGTTGCCACCCGTTATCTGGGGTGACTACCTCAGTGTCTGCCTTCTTGATAGCGAAGTGCAAATCCTCCTCCAAGGTGGCTGCGTACTTCAGAATCTCTGTCAAATGTGCTCTAGCCTCATCTGCGTTTCCGTCTTCGATTGCCTTGTTCAAACCCTCGTTATGAGCGTTCATTTTTCTTGCCATAGGATGCATTTTGATGAGGTCCATCGTCACCACTTGCCTAACCCGAGGGCGCACTTCCTCATTAACTATGCGCCTCTTGGGCGCCTTGCGTTCATCAAAGCGTTGCTATTGTTCTGAGCTAGTGAGTTAGCTGGGCCTCTTTGTTGAACGGAGGAGACAGGGGCTCCACTACCAACTGCCGCTCTTCTATCCGGGGAAGCTGGTCCCCTAGGGGTTCTGATACCCATTCCCTCTCCTCCGGGTTGTGATGGTGGCATAGCCCCACCCATCATCATGCCCGGTGGAGCGGCCCCCATTTGAGCTGCCATAGCACCTCCCCTAGGAGGCATACCGGGTGGAGGCGCCATACCGGGAGGCATGGGTGGCGCACCGTCCTGTTCCTGTGTCATTTCCCTGTATGTGAATCGTATGTCTCTGTCGCCTTCCTCCATGAGAGTGGGCTTGTAACCAAGCATGGCCATTCTCTGAGCTAGATTGACCTCCATCTCATCCCTTCGTAGTCTGGTTATCTCGTCCTCCTCCTCGTTCGGGTAGAGAGTGACCTTCCAGTCAGTGACTTGCATCTCCTTGAGCAGTCTGGGGAAGAGTACCTGCGTGTAGACCTTCTGGCCGAACTCGACTGCCCTGTTTGTGACTAGTATCTGCATGCCCTCGTTGTTGAGGCCACCGCTCTTGCCGCTGTCTACCATGAATATGCTACTCACCCCGAAGAAGGCCGCTATCCTGTTCCTCATCTCATCACGAACCGCGATGTACTGCATTTCCTCAAGGGTATCCATGAATTTCACCCAATTGACTCCACCACGACCGGTTTGGCTCTCAATGCCTACTTTGGGTATGTAGTGCGGGTCCCTCTCCATCTTCTCATCGACGGACTTCCAGAACGACTTCATCGACTCTAGGTTATCCGTGGTGACTGAGATGATTCCCTTGGGGCTCCTTCTCTTTTGGTAAGCGGTGTACATGTAGTTGTCCATTGCCGTAAGCGTCATCGCCTGCCTCCACATCGTGTTGACGGGGCTTCGACCATAGAGCTTAGATGGGTTGTACTTGCTGATGTGCAGGACCTCTCCCTCTAGGTAGTACTGGGTCTTGCCGCTTCCGGCCATGTTCGCATAGTGCGCATCCTGCATGTTGTTGCCGCAGACTGTGCATTTGTCGTCCTGTCCGGGATAGGAGACTTGGTCACGGTGAAGCGGGCACACCTTGTACCTGCCACCACGAACCCCTCTCTTGTCCGAGATTATTCTCATGAATATAGGGTCGCCCCTGATGACTTCCTTCACCCTGTAGAACTGTATGTCTGAGGTCTCAGGGTCAACGAAGTATTCCTTTACCAGAATGAGGAAGGCATCATCGACTATATTGAGGTCGTTCTCTATCTCATTGAGGACGTGCATAAAGCTCTGCTCCATGGAGTTAGTCTGCTCAAGCAGCCACTTGGGGTAGATTAGCTGAATCGGGTCGGGGGCTCTAGTCGGAGAGCCGCATAGCTCGCATTCCAAGACTTCGTGCCTGTACTCCTCACCACAGGAAGTGCACTTGTGCTGGAACTTCTTCTCCCAGTAGTACCCCCTCCTGAATATCTCCTGATTCAGCTTGGCTATCACAGTCCTGAGTATGAGGTTCTCCCGAGACACCGCGTACAGGGCAGGTAGCGTAATACCCTGTGCTAGGACCGGTTCTTGTATACCAGTCGTGTAGAGCGGCATTTGCGGCTCGGGAGTCGTTCTGCTTCTGAATGGGCTGGTTATGGACGATAGGAATCTGCCTATTCTGCTCTGTTCTTCCTCTGCCATTATATCGCCTCTGCCCACTTAGCAACGTCGTCCGCCTGCACGCCCCACTCATCTAGGAGGGCGGTGGCCTTCTTGGTATCATCGCTCCAGTTGTGGTACCTCACGACTTTCAGAAGTTCGTTCTTTCGGAGTGAGTCGGGCTCCTCCAAGTATGCCAGCACCGCTTTCGCTTGCGTTTTCTTCATCTCTAGGAATGGTAGAATGCCCTTCAATAGCTTATGAATATCCGCTTTAGAGTAGAATTGGAGTCTGTGTTGGCTTCTCTGCGTATCGCTATACACCTTCTGGTCTAGCTGAAGCACACCGCAACCGAGGGTCTTCTGCAACTGCTCGCAATGTATCTTGCCTCTGGCTCCAGTGGCTATGAACCCAGCTCTGGGCTCACCTCTCTTCGTTATGGTGATGTAGCCATCCGCATCTAGGAATCCAGCGGCATACGCCCATGGGTCCTTGATGATTAGGCCAGTCTTGTCCATCTTCACGAAGGTGCTTCTCTGATTACCACTGATTACATCCACCTCCTCGCCATACATCGATAGCAGCTTGGATAGCTTCATGGCAGTCATGCTATTGTGCAGGACTCCCTTCTCCATCAGGTTCTCATGAATCGTCCTACCGGTCATCTGACCCCTCTCCTGAAGTATGTCAGCGCTCTTTCTGAGTGCCTCCTTCTCCTTGTTAGTGAGTCTCTCCATCTGGTTGAGGGTCGTCTTCCATACCTTTCTGGCATCTCTCTTCGCTTGCATCGCATCGACCCAAGACTTCTTCTGCTCGTCGCTCCACACATCCTCGTACTCCTCTAGCATCTTGAGTGTGTCCTCGGCCCTCTCCCACTGGTGGCATGCTCTCTGCAAGCTGACCTTCCTGCTGTCCCCAAACTTCCTCAGGGCCCTCATGTCCTTGTCATTGACCCCTATGTCCCTGATTGTGTCAGAGTGCTTGATGGACCAGTCGTGCATCTTCAAGGTGGCATCCATCTCCATTGCCTTCAGGGACCTCACGTCCTCTATTGCCTTGTCTATGAAGTCCCTGTTGTCCTTGTTGTGCCTTCTGGCTTTCTTCAGCCTCTTCACGAGGCTCGATGCGGAGTAGCCGAGATTGGTCTCGAACCACCCCTCTCCATTATCAGGAAACGATGTCATTGACCTACCTCCAGAAAATTGTGTTTTCGTTCTCTTCCTCTATTTTTGTCGTATTCCTCATGGTACCATCCACCCTTTCTTGTCCTCTCCCTTGAACCAGCTATCAAAGCCGGGCATATAATCATCTAAGAGCATAACGCTTCCTTTGAACTCCTTTGATGCCCAATTGGCCAGTGCGAGGCTCATCGCCAAGTCGTCATGGGTGCCCACGCTCTCCAGCTTCCCGTTCTTCTGCATGCCGAAGCGATTCAACTCAGTCTCTAGCTGGTGGGTGTACTTCTTGCTCCTCTCATCGCCATAGGGCAGTTTGATGTTGCCTTGCTCGAATGCCAGCAGCAGGGACATGAAGAGAGACTCCTTCCTAGTCCTAGTCGTCATGAACACCCGAATCGGCATGTCTGCTGACATCTCCCTCATCTCCTGCTCCAGCATCCTCTGGAAGTTGTTGCCCTCAAGCTCTATCAGCTCGGGGCTGAACTTGTTGTTGAGCAGGACCATCATCCTCTTCTGGGCCATGGATGACATACCGCGCTCGTGCACGACATGCACTATCTCCTTGATGTCCTCGTCAGGCTTTATCCTCATGACAGTCATAGCGGTAAAGTCAGCGTTCTTGTCCGATGCGATAGCGGGGTCATGGCCTATGAAGTGCTGACCGAAGACGCCATCGGCCTGCCCCTCCTCGTTGTAGAACGTCTCAGCCCTGTCAATTAGAACCAGATTCGGGTCACGTGCCCTCTCCAGTATGTCCATCGGGAACATGCTCGCTACGTCATGTATGGGCTCGCATAGGTACTCACGGGTGAACTGTATGGCTGGCATGGACATTCGCCTCTCCTCCAGTGCCTCCTTGTTCCACCTCTCGGGCCACAGCGCGTTGCCCTCCGCATCCATAGCTGGGTAGGTCTCCACCCTGAAGGTCTCCTTCTGCTCCAACTCGGCATACAGGTCGTTGTAGCTGAATGGCGTACCGACCATCATCAGCTTGCTTGTGTGATGGAGGACGGGAAGTAGGACACCGTAGAACCAATCGGCTGTCTTAGCGAGCTCCGTTGCGGTAGTGCCCCATAGGATATCGTCACAGACGACGACGTCTGGGTGGAAACCACGGGTAGCACCGCCCACCGACTTAGCCATCATACGACTTCCGTTGGAGAACTCGAAGTAGGACTTGGCCCATGGTTTGCCCTGTGGTTTCAGATGGGAGAGCACTTCGTTGCTCTCTATGTTGTTGCGTATGAAGCGCATGTGCTCGAGCGTCTGCTCCAGCGAGTGGGAGAAAATCATGATGTGTGTGCCCGGCCTGAATGCGGCTAGCCACAGTGCGTAGGTCATGAAGAACACGGATTTGCCGTGGTCACGAGAAGCCTTTACGCAGTAGTACTGCGACTCCTCCAAGCCATTGTGCCAAGACTGGTGATGGCCGCTGTAGAGGAAGCCTAGAATATCGACGAAGAAGTACTTGAATGACTTCCTGCACATCTCCCTGTCAGTGTTAAGGATGAATTCCTTCATATCCTCGTTGGGCTTCAACTAAAGTCCCCCACCATTCTGTTATAGTTAAATTCTGGGTCATCGGCTAGGGGCGGACCAAAATTACTCTCGATATCAGGCATCGCGTCTCCTCTCATGACTCTCACAGGTTTTCTCACAGTAGGAGATGCTATTGGAGTGGCTTGAGGTGAGGGAAGTAATCGTTGGGATGGTAAAGCTGGGGGGACCATTTCCTCCGTCGGCTCGTCAATTTCAGTAAATTCCGCATCTATAATTCTCGGGTCTGAGGTACTAGTTCTGTTTATTGGCGCTAGAGCAGTGCTATTGCTTAGTTTTTTATCGCTCAATTCTCTACCGAATCGTTGGCCGAGCCTAGCAGCTAGGTCCTCTAGACCCGCTGAGCCGTAGTAGCCTGACATGGCACCGGAGCTGATTGCCCTCCCAAGTCCGGGCTGGCCACTGGCCATCTGGTCGTAAGCGGAGGTGAGTGCACCAGCCGCACCGAGACCGAGTCGAGCGTATCCGCCCAGTTCCTGCATCCTCTTTGCTCGCTCGTGGCTGGGGCTTCCCTCCTCACCGTACATCTGTATGAACCTATCACTAGTGGGGTCCATTATGCCACCACCCCCGAGTATGAAGGAGATTCCAGCACCTCCGGGACCTATGGATGGTGCTATGGATGGGCCATCCTGCTTCCTGACTAGAATCCTGCTCATAGCATCCCTCCGAAAGCGACCTTGACGACCTTCACGACAGAGTCGTCATAGCCATAGGTTTTGGATATTCTGTGCCAGTCCCCCTTGCTGTGAAGTATGGTCCTGACATCCAAGGAGGTGAGTCCCATCATCTTGGCGATGTGGTTTATGTCGTATACCGAGTCAGCGTTGAATGCGCTGTTAGGGACCTGCTTCATGATGGCACCATCGAGCCTAGCCTCCTCTAGCTGTAGTAGCTCTAGCACCCTAGCGACGTTGTCCGACTTTGCGAAGTCAACTAGTCTGGTCTGGTACGGGTCGCCCATCAACTGCCTGAACTGGCGTAGCCTAGCCTCCTGTTGGTCCTGTGGCACGTTAACCAGCGACTCGCGCTGAGGGTAGTACTCCCTGACCTGCTCCAAGGGAGCTTGACGGAACCTCGCTCTAGCTTGTTGCTGGCGACTGAGCCCCGGTGTCATGGGGTCGACTACAGTAGGTGACGGTCGCACTGCCACTCTTCCCGTATCGGGTTGAGATGGAGGCATCTGTGGAGGGGGTGTGGGTGGAGGCACCTGTGGAGAAGGCATCTGTGGAGGAGGTGTGGGTGGTGACGTCTCTCCAGTCACACTTGGGTGAAGGGGTGCCCCTGAAACCCCCTTGGGCGTGCCCGACATGCCAATATCACTCGTACTCTCACCGACTGGTGTTATGGGTTCCATCTGGTCGGAGTAAGGTATGTGGTCAGGGACCCCGAGTTGGGAGAGGTCCTCATGCGTGCCCCCCTGTATGACGTGGTCTATTATGGGTCTGATTTCCTTCATCTCCTCTTCGTTGGGTAGCTCCTTCAGCTCATGCCCGTAAGCCGTGGTATGCAGGGCGAAGAGCTGATTCATGATGTTGGCTATTCTAGGTGCATCGGCCCTAGTTTCCGGGGTGTCATGGAGCGCGAGGCCAGCTTCCCTTACCTCTTCTGGAGTGGGCATGTCCTCAACGTGATTGATTCCCAAGTCACGTGCTAGGAGGGCATTGCTGAAGGAGTCCTTGGCTCTCTTATGATGAGCTTGGTCCTTGTTCCGTTGAAACTTCATGAAATTCTCTATCCTCTTGGAGTTGCCCATGAAGAGGTCCAATCCCCTGCCTTCGGTAGCATCATCCCCGTACCTCTGACCAAAGAAGTGAGTGAGGTTGCCAGAGGTATTGGCTCTTCTGGTTTTCTTCTTGTCCTCATCGAATGAGGGCATTCTGCTCTCGCCGTACACGTGGTTCAGACTAGGGTATCTGGATAACTGCTCCCCTAGCTCCCTTATTCCCTCCTCGCTGGTGAAGTAGGACTTCAGCGGCTTCCCATTAATCTCTCCCTTTAGCCTCGACACCATTCTCTTAGCTCCCTCGCTGTCGACTACTAGGTTGTTGGCTATCGCGTCCCTGTCATATCCCAGTGTCATGAGCATCTGGTGGACGAAGGAATCGACGAGGGCTTTTCTGGCATGCTTCCTACCCGTGTAGTCGGGAGCGGCATCGGCGTGAGGGAGGTGGTAGAGATTGGATATGTGACTGCCGACTCCCCAAGACGATATGTTCTGGAATGCCCTAGTGTCATCGAGCATACCCTCCAACCTGCGGATTGATAATGCATCTAGACCTGCTCCCGGTAACAGCTGCCCTGAGGGCACGCTGTTAGCACCGAACTTCATCCCTCCTTCCCCGTCTGGCTTCAAGTGCAGCCTGTGTGGCTTGATGTAGGGCTTCCTCACCCAACTGTGCTGTTGGGGGTTGGGATGTCCCGCCTCTGCCATTATCTGGCCCAGCTCGTTGTTGAAGGGTATTAGATAGGACTCTAGGAAAGTACCGAACATGTGCTTGTCATCGTGGCTGTTAGTTATTGTAGTGACTAGGCCGTGCTCGTTGCGTGTGGACATAGCATCCGTATCTAGGTCCCCGAGCCTTCCTAGGTTTATCTTCCTCCAATCAATTGCATCGCTACCGGGAATCTTATCCTTGCGCCTGCTGTTATACAGGTCTATCGCTCTATCTACTATTACCTTGCCGGGCACGTTTATTCCCTGTTGTAGCATTGACTGGCCTACCGCTCTGATGAGGCCGTCTATGCCGTGCATGTGCTGCCCACCTGCTTCGTCGACGTAGACCTCCTCACCATGGGAGCCCCCATCAGGCAGGTACTCTCCGGGATACACCTGTCCTACCCCCGGTATGCCAGAGACATGCTCCTCGAACCCGCCCGTGTGCGCGAAGGCAGGTGTGTCCTTCACTCCGGGTGGCTTTATCGCCTCCACTGGGGGATGTCTTATCTTGTGAGGGGCGCCACCATGAATGACGTAGTTGGCATCGCCTTTGCGGAGCATCACCGCTTTGATGATGCTATACGTGTTCAAGGGGTTCTGCCTCCCCTTGAGGTTAGGTGGTCAAGGGGATTCACGCCGAAGGTCCTCGGGTCGTTGTTCGCATCCTCAGTAGCACCCTCGGGTCGAGTAGTCTCCTTGGTCGGGGCGTTGTTGTGGTTGGGTAGGTTGCTAGCGACACCCACGTTCGCATCGCCCTTCCCCTTGTTCTTCTTGTCCTTGCGCTTGAGCGCCATTCTTGCCTCGTTGATTAGTTGTCTGAGCTCAGCCTTATCGTAGTAGGTGAAGCGTTTCTTCTGCAAGTCGCTTCCCTCCCCGATTTCCCCGGTCATGACCATTGATGGTCCGCCTTGCATGGATGCCGATGGCATTCTGGAGGGAGCGTACTGCGCTCCGCCTGCCATGCTCTGCCTAGCGTAGCCCGAGCTGTATTGGGGGGAAGGCATCGATGGCATCCTAGGGGCTCTTGGCATGGTTGGTCTCCTGACTCCTCTTGCTGGCATCATTCTAGGTCTGCTCGGTCTCCTGACTGCCGGTCTCCTAGCGAGTGCGGCCTGCCCAGCCAACTGCCTGAGTGCGCCTCCACCAGTGGGCCCCGCTCTGTATGAGCGAGCGCCGAACCTCTGTGGTATGGATGTCGGTGACCTAATGTTGCCGAGTCTTCTCTGAGCCTCCTGCTGGCCTAGGTACTGCCTGTACTTGCCCACGTCCTTGGACGTGGGTTGCTTGTTCTTACCGACCGTTCGGTGACCCATCTCCACAGCGAGGTGGGCCCTACCAAGACCAGTTCTCTTACCGCCCTTGATACCGCGCATCCTAGCTTTGGCTCTTCTATTGGTGGCACCTGATATATCGAATCCTCCGGGTGGCTTCTTGAACATCCCAGTGGATGGCCTCCACTTCTTCCTCTCCTCCTTCTTGGTCTTCCTGTCCTTCTTCTTGGACTTCTTGGATTTTAGTAGTTCAGACCAAGCATCATTTATGGGCTCGCTTTTCAAATCCTCTAGCATTGAAGGGTCAAAGGAAGATTGTGCATTCTTCAATTTTAGTGCCTTTAACGTAGCCATGTACATGGCCATACTAGCCCTCATGACTTCTTCCTCAGTCATATCATGCACGCCACTTTGCTCTCTGTAGTCATTTACGAGAGCACGAATACCATTTGCTAGTTGAGGCGGGGAGCCCTGTGGAGAGCCACTAAGGACCATGTGGTCATGAAATGCCTTCAACTCATTTTCATAGTTACGTAGGTAGGGTTCCATCGATTCATAACCTCCTTCAGAAGTCATTAACTCATTGACGACATCATCATTGTCATGTATAAGTGGATGGTTGGCATTGACGTGTAGAAACGGGAATCTATTTTGGTCGAAGGAGTGACCGAACATTCCTAACTCATCTATGTCCCCATCCAAGTAGGATTGTAGGTGTTCGTCCTCATATGCTTTCAGTAATCGGAACGCCACTTTCATTGGCTCGCTTGAGAACTTGTAACCTTCAACTCCCTCGCCACCAGCGAAACCCGGACCCCTTGCCTGCATGGCTAGGCTAGTCAGAGCACCGAAGTTTCCGCTTGACCCGGTCTGTATAGATGGCTCCTTGACCCCGGCTCTGGAGTTGAACTTCTCCTCTTCCTCTTCGTTGTCAATGGATTCTAAGTCATTGGGCTTGATGGATAGGTGCTTGAGCCTCTTCATCTCATTTGCTCTTTTCTTTCGCTCCTTCTTCTTCTTGTCTGCTATCTGGTCCCTGTATCTGGGGTCCTCAGCGCCTGTGTACGTGGACTCGTCCTCGTTGTTAGCACGATACATGTGTGAAGACTCGCTACGAGGTGCGTACATCCTAGTGTCCGAACCCGTACCCATGCCCATGGTGCCAGATTTCTTGATTAGTATTCGACTCAGTGCTCCACCCCCGCGTATTGAAAAGCTATGGTCATCACCATATCACCAAGCATATCGTAAAACTTTGTCATAGCTGTGGGTTTTTGGAACTTTCTAGACATGTGGTCACAATGCTTCAGAAACTCATAGCAGTCGTTTCTTATCGAGCTTCTGAGAGGGAAGACCTCATCAGGCTCATCAGTTTCGTTAATTAGCTTGAGTGACTCTATGATTCTAGTAATGCTGGTTTCGGTTACGATAGCCACTTGGTCGCCATAACGACCATCAGCATGCCTTTTGAAAGTCTCACACACTCTTACGCAGTAATCGAAGAATACTGGGTGATACACATCATTCATGCTATACCCAATGCAAAAGGCTCTGTATCCGGGGTGATTGGACTGCATGAGGTCGGATACCGGTATCAAACCGCTCCCTCCATCTCCTCTTGCAGCTTGCTCTTGATTCTCTTCCAGCTCTCCGGGCTCTCCTTGGCAATCTCGACTTGTAGTATGTTGATTGTCTGATTGACCTGCGAGCCCTCTCCCGAGGTTCCCCAAGTCTCCTGTACCTTGGTCAGGTCCTTTATCGACTCCCTGACCTCCTTGTGTAGGGTCACTGCGTTTCTCACGAACCCCTCTTCGTGCACATCTCCCTCATCCATGAGCTCATTGAGCTTGCTGTTGAGTCTCTCGACGTTGTTTCTTAGGACGTTTATCTCATTGCCCACAGTCATTGCCACTTCCAATGATGCCGAGCGTTGCACGAGAGGTTGGAAGTGATGCTTCATATGGTGGTAGACTGTGCTCTCCTTTATCCCAAGCTCCTCTGCTATGGCATCGGACTCGGAGCCGTCATTGAAGAATCTCTCCTCGTACTCGCTTCTCTTGTCGCTGGAGCATATGACGCAAGATGGGTTGGCAGCCATGTGGTACTGACCCATGTGATTTCTAAAATGACGGTCCGCTGTGTTGGCTCTCCAACCCATGTCCTTGTCTATCTGAGTGCATGACATCTCGCCATTGGTGAGAGCCTCCTCGAGCTGCTCTCTAGCATCGCTCTGACAGAACGAGCAAGACCGTTTCATGACTGGCTGGCGCTCAACCATGCGGAATGCCAATGCGTGTAGCTTAATCAGCCTTCTCTAAGCACTACGCGTTATTCGCTGATATATCTGCGTTAGTAGTATGAATGAGATGAATACTCCAATCATATACACAGACATGTCACTTTGCGTTATTTCGTTGCTTTTGAACATCAGTATGCCCATGAATATCAGTATGGCACTGATTAGCTGTACCATCACCATGTCGATTATTATCTCCCTCTTCGGAGATAGCATGTGCATGGTCATATCTGCAAATTGAGTGGGTACCATATTACCCATGTTTGGTATGTTGGGGCCTCCCATCATCAGGCTCTGCCCCCTGTCACTAGGCTTCTGAGGAATGAGCCGCTTGCCTCAGCAGCACCTGTCATCATACCGGGATTGGCCATGGCATTCTGCAATTGGACGTGAAGCATGTTCTGGCTGGCATTCTGCAAGGTCTGCATCTTCACTGTGTTAGCGTGGTTGACCACTTGGCTTATCTGAGCGTTTAGGCTAGATAGCTGTGCCCCTATGTTCTCCGAGCTCATTGTCTGTAGCTCAGTCGGGAGGGATGCTATGTCCAATGAGAATATGCCATTCTCGTCATCGAACGAGTACTTGACGCTCTTCATGAGATTGAGCACTTGGAAGGTGGTGATTGCTCCTATTATCTCCAGTATCTGATTGAAGAGGGGAGTGGATAGGAATCTCTCGACAGGGTATGCGTTATCCAGCATGGTCATGAGAATCTCAGTCTCGCTAGGTGGGACTATCGCTTGCTGGTTATAGGGGTCTTGACCGGTCAAGCCAGCGAACATAGCTCCCATAGCGCTAGGGTGTTGCCCCTGCAACCCCTGTTGTGGCATCCCCATGTAGGGATTGACGTTCTGCTGTACGGGATAACCCCCTATAGGAGCTCCAGTAGCACTTAGATTCAGGCTCATTCCGTTGTTTTGAGTCGGGTATCCCATGCTCATTGTAGTCCCTCCGGGGTCATTTCTGGTTGTACGGGAAGAGGGGGCACGACTTGAGCCTGTTGGTGCATGGCCTGAGCCTGAGCACGTAGTATGTCTTGGAAGGCAGGCGTTGGGTTAGCCATTTCCATCAGTTCCCGCTTGAACATCCTGTTATCGAAGGTAATTACAGTCAAATCGTTCTCATCGGTGTGCGGGTTAGTGTAGAACTGCACGTTGATTCCCTTGGACTTTCGAGCATCTGCCATTATCTCTGCGAAGAAGGGCTCGTACTTGTTGACCATTGGATGGGGGACGGAGGGTTGTTTGGCCACTGATACTGGAACACTGACTATACTGACCCCCTTCTTGACCTTGTCCCTGAATCTGCTTGGTCTCATTTCCTCCTCCTGCTCCTCCTGCGCCTCCCATTTGCACAGCAAGTGGTACAGATGAAGGTGCTCAGGGCAGTATGTGGCTCTGAGTTTTCTGCCGCTAGTCACTCCCTCACGAGCAACGAAGGCCTCTGGCTCACCTGTTATGGGGTTCTGCCAATACAGCTCCCAGAGGCTCTTGCCCGTATCCTCATCGCATATCTTCGCATACAGGTTGTCGTGTTGGATTAGCTCTAGCACGTTGCACCCATCTACGCAACAGACCGCTGTGTCTTTGTTGTACCTGTACTTGCTGAACCATCTCCTTGGGTCCAACAAGGACCTCTTTGTGGGTTTGAGTAGCTTGTATGCCTGTCTGATATCTTGCTTTCTGGCCTTTCTCGGGTCAGCGTGCCTAGATGGGTAGAAGTTTACCTTGGGCACCTCTATGTTCTTCTCCATCGCCATTCTCTGCATCTGCTGTTGTGCAGCGGCCTGCTCCATGAGCATGGCATGGGTGAAGTTTGGGTTACCCTGCTGGGAGAGAGCCATGAGAGTGGCCTCATTGACGTTAGACAGCGTTTCTGGTGGTTGGACGGCAAAGGGATTCATCGCATTCATTACCATGTTATCACTCCTGAGGGGTTACTACTATGGACATTGCCCCATTTTCAGCTCGTAAGGACCATTCTATCTTGTCTCCTGACTTCAACCCGAACTGCTCAACAATCCACATTGGCACGGTGGTTCTGACTGAATTACTCCCTCCAGTGGAGACCAGAGATGTGGTTGACCCGCCTCGCGCCATGCTTCTCCCACACCGTATTCAGTCAAAAAGGTCACTCATGAGGTCAATAGTCTATCATATCCATGAGAGCCTGCTCCACGTTCCACCCTATTCTAGTAGCCATGAAGTTCCTCTGCGTTGGTATTCCTGCTTTTTGTAGTCTAACCAAATCCTCTCTGAAGGGGTCGAATATCTTGTGCTCCCCTATCCTTCCCTCCCTCCATAGCTGAGCGGCTTTCTGGTCGAAGAACCTGTCAGCCTTGTTGGCTACTAGAAGAACGAGCCTAGGTGAGTACTTCTTCCCCTTCCACCAGCTCTTCATGTTCCTGTACCTGTATTGCCTTCCTATCAGACTGTCCACTAGGAACTTGAATCCCCCTATTTGGTCAAGACCATCTCCTCGAAATGCCCTGTCATCGAACATGAAGACCACATACTCGCACTGCCTAGCTACCATGTCGTCAATCCATAGGTTCCAGAACCTGTCCTCACCACCTATGTCGGAGGAGTGTACCACTCTTCTCTCGCCCTTGTACCTCAGTCTCTTCCTAGTGGGTTTTGGTAGAATGTACCTAGTCAGTATCTTGAAGTGGTCGGTCCTCTCGTTCTCCGGTATCTCCTCCATCTCGCCGGGAGTGGTCATGTACCTGTCTAGAGTGGTCTTACCAACCATCGAGGCGCCATATATGCCAACACGTCTGGATTTCCAGTTATTGTATATCTGCTGTCCCCATAGAGCTGCACCTACCAGAGCACTACCAGCCATCGCAGCCATTTGGCATCAGCTCACTAAGTCCACTAGCCATTGACCGAAGTTCTTCAACATGCTGTAGAACCACTCGGCAGTCCATTCCCATAGGGAGAAATCGCTATTTGTCTCGATAGCGGATATCGCTAGTGCGGATGCTACTGAGCACAATATTGTCCTCACCCAGCCTATTCCCCACTCATACGTATTGTCTACGGTATTAGCCAAGTGCATTGCACGCAATGTCTCCTCGACCGAATCGTCCTTCACATTGCGAAAGATTCGTATTGGCGAGGGTATGAGCTGGCCGGGTAGAACCATTAGTTACCGCCACGCTTGGCCTTGTACCTTAAGTCTGGCGTACCATCCTTCTTCAGTCTAGGGGCTTCCGATGGAGCAGGTGGATTGGGTATGTTCCTGTCACTTAGCAGGTTATCGGCCATGTTGTTCAGTGAGCCTATCCCTAGGTTCAATGGCGCATCGCTCTCTGCTTGGTGAGTTGGTATTCCGGGATTGAAGGTGCTGTGAAAGTCTCCTTGGCTGCTTATGGAGGGACCGTTGTAGTTAGGCGTTATCCTAGAGGGGTCCTTCTGTAGCATTCTCAGCTCGTTCTCCAACTGCATCTCCTGAACCCTCAGTTCCAAATCAGCTCTCCTCTGGTCAAAGGTAATCTGCTGTCTTCGGAACTGGTCCTGTCTGGTTCTCTGCATCTCTGCAATCTGAACCCTCTCTCTCATACCCTGCTCGAAGAACATCTTGAACAGATAATAGGCAATCGTTTGGACAGCAAGGGCTCCCATAGCGTATGTCATACCGTTAATGGTAGAGTCGGCATTGCTTCCAGCGGGCATCCAGAGTCCTGAACTATACACTCCAACTGCTACCCCCACAAGAGCAGATTGTGCAAGGATAAGACCCGTCATCTTCATTTCGTCTGCATCACTCATCGTCGTGACCTCGCACTAGCCCACTAGGGAGGTCATCTTAAGCATTCTCTTGTCCGAATATTCTTTATTCCTGTCTATACAAGTAGAATATATTACATATGTATAGACAATTACTAGGAATTATCGGACAAACACCATTTTGCGCAAATCCATCTTCATAATTTCGTTTGCCGCTTTTCTCTGAGCGTAGAGCAAGCTGTAGCAAGGACAGCGTGGAGGACTCATTGAGCATTTCATCACTCCCTGCTCCATGCACTTGCATGGGTTCTTCTTGTTACCACCGCAACAACAGCTATCTCGCTTTAGCTTGGCCATTAACAGTTCCACCTCTTCAATGCCGCACCCTTCGGAGTTAGTTTGCCATCCTTGCTCGTAGGACCCTTACTACCACTCATGCGAGCGCAGAAGGATTTTCTTCTTTTTGCTCTTTTGCTTCCGGGCTTGAGTTTGGATGGCTTTGTCGTGACCGGGGGTTTGAGGTTCGCACCGGTCTCCCTCTTGAACTTAGCACGACCGGCGGCGTTGAGGCCACCCTTCTTGTGATGCCTCTTTGGGTTGTAGCCATGAAAAGGCTTGGACTTCTTCTTGGCCTTCTCGAAGTAGCCTTCCAAGAGAGCCATAGACGCCTGTTGCATGGGTGAGCAGCAATCACACGTGTCGTAGTCACTCATATCACTGCCACCATCTTAACGATTGTCGGTTTCCCACCAACACCCTGCTTCTTTGCCCTCTTTCTTTTTGTTGCGGCCTGTTTCTGTCCACTTGACATCGAACCAGAAGTCTTCGGGGTCTTCGATGAGACCTTCACTGAGGGCCTGCACTTCGGATAGCCTTTCGAGGACGTCTTCGCTTTGCTCCTCCCACATGGTGGGTGCTTGCCGTCCTTCCCCCTTCTCGATACGTCCACCCACTTCTCCTTGAACCAGCGATTCAGGTTCTTCACCACTAATGTATCGTGGCAGGTACACCGGGTCATTTCTTCTTCCCCTTCTTTCGGAACTTTCCTCGACAGTACTGTACGGCCCATCCGTTAGCGTAAGCGGAGGGGTAGACCTTGAACTTGCGCTTGGCTGCCGCCTTCCCCTCCGGACAGAGTTTCTTCCAAACCGTATCCATCCCAACACAGTGCCCACACTCACAGCCCATCAGTTCCTCACTCTCCGAAGGGTGCCTCTGTTTTTGAAATGTCTTGCTCTATTGGAGTGCTCGCCCTCCAAAGTGAGCTTTCCTCCTTGGGTGTGACTCACATCCATGTGGTCCCCTGAGCCGTATATCCCCCTTCTCCTCCTCTCGGCGTGGAGGTCGCGTTGGTACTTTCTCCTCTCAGGGGTCTTCTCGTACCTCTTGTCATACTCCAGCTTGCGCCTCATGGCCTCTGGCGACTTGCGCTCCTTGAGCAACTGGAAGGCCGGGTCAATCGGTCTCACATGTCCACCAACCGTTGGCAAGCCTCACAGAAGTTAGGGTTACCAACGGCCTTGGGGTTCTTCATGCACATATTACAATGCATCTCATCCATTATCCTATGGAAATCCTGTGGAGCGGCTATCTGCTTTAGCAGTCTGAAAGCTATGTCCATCGGCTTACCAGTGCGAATTTGACTACTCGTTCGACCCATGTTGGGATTTTCTGGGTCTATATCGAATCTAATGTCGGTTGGTCTTGCTAGTCTTCCCCTCTCACTCTCTTTCAATGGGGGTGGAAGTTGGCCGAATTGTCTGGGTGTGCCTGTGAACTTAGGTGGGTTTGCCGCCAGTGCATCCAATTTGGCCTGATGCGTCCCAAACTGCTCTGGAGTAAGGTCAGAGTGCAAATTGGACATTCGCGTCCCCCTGACACCCATTGTGTTTTGAGAGCTGACTGGGGGTCGCTCGGTATACCTCGCAGCATCCATGTCATCTTGGTCATACGCATCCAACTCTCCCAGCTTCCGAGCAAAGCCAGCCATTCTCTTGGGCCCTATGTTTCGCATAGAGATGTCCCTTGGCTCAGGTAGAGGCTGATGCCTCATTGTCTCGGCCTTGGCAACGCCATCCTTCTTCTTGCCCTTCTTCTTTGGGCTCTTGACGCCAATCATGATGACCATGCCCGGCTTAGCGGTTCCTGCGCGTGGGTCGTAGTCCGCTTTGTCCTTCATTGCTCACCGCCCCCATTCATGAAAGAGTGGAAGAACTCGGGGTGGTTCTCCTTGTAGTAGCGTATGACATCGGCATCCTCCATGTGGTCCTGAACCTTGTCCCTGAGCTTCTGGGCCTTGCTCTTCTTCTTTCGAGCGTCATTGCGAGTCTTCATCTTCTGATTGAGCGCCTCCTCCATGTAGCTGGGGAGGTCGTGATTCATCGCAGCCTGCATACTGCCAGACATTTTGAGGACCGACCAAGCGCTCTCGAAAGCATCCCGCATGCAACTACCGTACGGGCCTAGGAGTGCGATATGTCTAATATGTTACGCATGATGGGCGTATTGTGTCGCCGGGCATAGAGAGTACCAACTCCTCTTCCTTTACGGTACCGGCTGTAACATCTTATCGTTCCCCCGGCGGCACACCCCCAGTGCTTGTTAGAAAATTCATAAACCCCAAAAATCTAGTGGATTTGGGCGCTATAGCACTAGCCCCATTGACAGGCGGTGCCAGTGCTCTAGGCCTAGGGGCACTCAGGGGAGCTCAAGCCTTGAGGGGAGCTAGCAAGGTTGGAGTGGCAAGGGGAGCAGCAAAGGAGGCAAGTGAGGCCGCTGCTTCCAAGCAAGCCGTGAAACCTAAAAACGCAATTGCAGAAGCACAAGCAAAATTGAGAATGGGAGCGACGGGTTCTACTGCAAATATGGACCAAATGGCTGAGTTAAGAAACAGAGCGGCAAATCCAGTTCCCGATGTTAAACCGGAAGACATAGCTGCGGCTGCTGAGCACAATGCGAAGCGACTCCAAGAAATCAATGAGACCACTCAAGCGGCAGCAGAAGCTGATAAGAACCTGCAAGAGCTACAATCACAACAGAAGGAGAGGCAGAAGACTGCGGCAGCCACTGGTTTAGTGGGTATACAGTCCTCAATGCAAGCCGCTAGCACCAACAGAGAGAAGCAACAAGCCGAGATGGAGCGCATCGAGAGGCTAGCCGAAGAGGGAAGGGCTAAAGCCAGCACCGGCTCGAAGATAGCCGTAACCTGATGATATCTAAAAGCGCCCTATGCATGGTCAAACGCACCTTGCGTAACATAGCCGTCGAGCTGATTGTCAGCCTGTGCCTCGTAGTCTTCGTGCTATCGTCGATTATGGGCTAGAAACCCAGCTTCGCATCCACGAACTTGGACACGGGCTTGAGGTCGTCCAAGCTGATGCCCGAGTCTAGGTTCTCCCTCTCGCCCCATGCCACCAGCTCCTCGGTCGCTAGGTTGCCACCCGAGCCGGGTATGAACGGGCACCCGCCTAGGCCGTTGATGCTGCTGTCGAACTGCCTGATGCCAGCATCGAAGGCGGCACTGATGTTGTCGTACATCCTGTTCCTGCGTGGCCCGTGGTGCAGGTGGAGGGCTATGTCAGCAGTCACGCTCGTCTTGGATATCTCCCTCATCATCCTGTTTATCCTCATGGGGTTGGCCCTACCCGTGGTGTCGGAGAGCACTATCGTCGAGCCTAGGCTATCAGCCCATGAGAGGGCCCTTCTCATCGCCTCGCTGGGTATCTCACCAGTGCCCGGACAGCCGAATGCGGTGGATATGTACACCCTGATATCGGACTTGTCAACCTTATGCAGGGCACTGACGTACTCGCTGAAGATGAAGTTGAGCGTCCTGCCGTGGTTGTTGATGTTGAAGTAGTCGGATGGTGAGAAGAAGACGTTGAACTTGCTCACTCCCACCGCTTTCGCCCTCTCCACGCCCTTCGCGTTCGGGACTAGCATGCCCAGCGTGACGTCAGGCTCTAGGTAGGACACCTGCGAGTACACCTTCCCGCTGTCAGCCATGTTGGGGACCTTATCGGGACTGACCATCGCACCGACCTCCACGTTGCGTATGCCACACTGGGCGAGCCTCTCAATCATCTCGACCTTGCTGGCAGTGGGCATTATGGTGTCCGCGCTCTGCAAACCGTCCCGTGGGCCTACCTCGTAGATGGAGAAGTCGGTCATTAGTCATCACCAAATCGTCTTCTTAGCCTTTGATTACGTCTGAAAGACCTAATATCGTTTACTGCTAACTCCCTCTCCCTCTCCCTTTCAGACTCTCTATTCATCATCTGCTCTTTCTCATCTTGGCTCCTAGGCCAATGACCCTCCTTCTCGTATCGTCCCCAAAGTCCCTTTCCACCTCTTGACCTATCATCCGATGGCACGATTACTGCACCTTCTCCCTCTTGGTCACGGATATTCGCAACCATATCATACAAAGCAGAGGCCATGCCCTTCCCACGATGAGATGGTTTAGTCCCGGCACCCCAAGCAAAATCCCTATCTCCGCCAGTCATCACAAGATGGGACAGGGGATTGTCAGACAAGACAGAGCCTTGGGTTAATTCTGGTCTTTGTCCCGGCTCGTAAATACCGCTCTCATACCCCAGCCCGAAGTCACTAGCAACCATGGGATAGACCTCTCCAGTATCAGGATGAATAAAGTTGGCATTGTATTTCTTCTCTCCCACTTGTTCTATTGAATCGTAATCAAGTGGCATCTTGAGTAAGGCCCATGCTTCATCGAACGCGGTCATTCGTCATACCCCCAGTCATCACGCAGCACATCGGGTATGTAACTGCCCCTAGTGTACCTCAGCTCCCTGCCTTGGTCGTCAATCGGTATCGCCTCGTCCAAGTACCTTGGCTCTATCGGCTCGAAGCTGATGGTTGGCTGTGTCGCCGTCACTTCCTCAGGAGCGAAGTCCAAGTCGATGAATCGCCTTCCGGGAGGCACTATCCTAGAACCAACGACAGCCACGTTATCCGCGTTCCTTCCAGTCTCTATGTCGAAGTCCTCCGATGGCACCGTCATGAACCTGTCACCGAAGAAACGAGCGCTCAGCGCTGGGTGGCTCATGCTGGAGTAAGGGTCATCACTCCTCAACCTCGCTAGGGCACTCGACTTGGGGCCAAACCCCCTCTTGTGCATGAAAGTCCAAAGCGCCTTGTCCCCTGTGGGGTATTCCATTGAGTCAGTCAGGAATTGGTAATACTCATCACGAGAAATCCGCCCTTCGTCCGCAGCGCGCCTCATCTCCCTCTTCTCACGCTCTGACACATCGGGAATGCCCTTCATCCTCCATCGACTGGCATCCCTAGGGAAAAGCCCCTCAGAGAGCACCTCGTCGAGGAACTTCCTCGGTATTGCGCGATAAGCCTTGAAGGGCCTAGACCCCCTACCGCCTTGCGGGTCAAACTCGACTGCCTTCAGCAGAGACCACGCTTCGTCGAAGGGGTTCATCCGTGAGTCCCCCTCATGACTTTGATTGGCAAGGGCGTATCACCGTGACCACGAGCGAAGAGTTCAGCCATTCTATGTCTCCCCTCATGGTATATACCGGGGTTAAAATCGGGAAAAACATACGGCATACCGAACTTGATGTCCTCTCCTGCCTCCGCCCTGTCCATCAAATCTTGATAGAAAGTATTCCCTACCTCTCTTGGGGATTTTTGTTCAACAGGGAACTCCTCAGCAAGATGCTCATTTGACCGTTCTGCTCTTTCTTCTAATGCTAGATACTCAAACGGGTCCATATCTTTATCGAAAGGAGGTTTGTAAAACGGCCCTTGTCTGCGCTGCGTAGTTTCACCATAAATAGCACCCTTTGGGTCGCCCGTAGTCATTTTTCCATATTCACCGGGTGTCATATGCTGAATCTCTCCTTGTCCTCTACTTGGGTCAGCGGGAACATATCCATACACATTCTCCTGTGACATCCAATGGGGGTCATCTTCACCTTGTGTGACGAAATTTATTCCGGGGATACCTGTTTCGTATATAGGCATCTTCAGCAGAGACCACGCTTGGTCGAAAGCATCACTCACGATGGGTAGGAGGCCGACTGTCGTTATCTGCTTTGCTCAGAACAAGAAAAAATTATTCTGGGAGTTCATCATACTCCGGAGGGTCCTGATGGGGCTCCATCAATGTGTTTAAGACAGCGTCCCAATTTACCTCAGCGCCACTTCTGTGTATTGGGTTCCCTTCAATGTATTCATTAAATTTGTCATATGCCTCATCGTCTCTATTTATCCTCTCATACATGTCACTAAGCATATGGTTAGAGTTACCTCCCGTGAGATACATTCCCTCTTCAGCCTCATGGCCCATCACATGACGAAACATCTCACGTATCATCGATTCCTCATCAGGGGTTCTCATTGTCCGCTCCTGTTTGAGCACGGACCAAGCCTCGTCGAACGCCCCAATCACGCTCGTCCGAGGGGGGTTGAGGTTATCTGCTTTGCTCAGAAAGTTCGGGGTCAGCTGCGGTCTGCCTTCTGTTAAGACGCCTTCTAAGAGAGTCTTCAAGCTCCCTGATGTAGGACTGGTCATTACGAGCATCGCCTATGAACTCGTTCAGGGTCTTGGGACCCGGTAGGTTGACTGGAGGCAGGTTCTCAATGCCCCTCCTCGAAGACTCCCTCAGATTCGGGTTTCGTACAAGAGGGAGCAAACGCTCGTTGTAGGGGTCGACTATGGTCTCGTACCCCTCGCTTGTCTGATAGTATTTGAGTATGGACCAAGCCTTGTCAAACGCTCCAGCCATGCCTATCCGAGGGGGGCTGAGGTAAAGACGCTTGTGGTGTAAAATTTTTGTAAAATTTTTTATCGACCCCTCCATGGAAATTTTTGTCGAGCGCTGTGTGCGACTATAAGAGCGGTGCAGCTTAGCGGTGCAGTATACCTCCGGCTAAGGGGGCGGTGCATGTGTAGCGGTGCAGGGTACTGCAAGCCTGTTGCACCAACGCACCGCTTGAGCGGTGCTTAACAGTCAGCGGTACAGGGCACCGCCACGGCGGTGCAACACTGTGCCACATGCCCACACATACAAGCACACTGCTAGCGGTGCAGGTAGGGCGTGCCAGCATAGCGCCCACTCTCCTACGCACTCTCACACAACCGCTCGGGTATCGAGGCGTTTTTTGATGCGTACAAACCCGGCGTCCCGTTTGCATTCCCCCACCCG